CGCGCGGGATACAGCGCAAAGACCGCAAGGTTCGTTGGGTGCGAAAACCTATCAAAACCCTACATAGCCGAAGCAATAGCCGCTGCGCAGTCGGAAAGATCGGCACGCACTGAGATAACGCAAGATTATGTCTTGGGCATTATCACAGAAGCAATTGGCCTTTCGCGATCGACTGACAATGTGATGGGATTTTACAAGGGCGCTGAGCTACTCGGCAAGCACCTTGGCATGTTTAACGGAGACACCGCACCGGACGCTGGACACATAACAGTTGTGATCAAGCGCGATTGATAGCGGCAAAATTAGGTAGTGTCTCAAACATGAAACGGTGGCATTTTGACAACTGCAAGCACCAGAACAATAGCCCTGCTGCCACACCAGTTTGACCTGATCGAGGACACCACAACGCGCATCCTTGGGCTTGTGAGCGGCTACGGAGGCGGAAAGACATACGCAGTTGCCCGCAAGGCGTGCACCTTGGCGTTGTTGAACCCTGGGTCTGACGGGATTATAACTGAGCCCAACTTTCCGTTATTGACGCAAATCCTGATTCCGGAAGTTGAAGCCGCGCTCGAAGAATTTGGTATCCCGTTTCACTTTAATAAGTCAGAGGTTATTTTCTACTGCACCGTTTCCGGCAAGCAGACACGCATCATCTGCAAGAGCATGGAGCGTTACGACCGCTTAATCGGCGTAAACGCCGCGTGGGTGATCTTGGACGAATTTGACACGGCCAAGGCAGCCCTTGCATATTCAGCATTCGAAAAGCTAATGGGCCGCTTGCGCGCTGGCAATGTTCGGCAAATGGTCATCGTATCAACGCCGGAAGGCTTTAAAGCGATGCACCGAATTTTTGTAAAAGACGCAGGCGAAGGCAGGCGTTTGCTAAGGGCTAGAACCCAAGACAACAAGCACTTGCCGCCTGATTTTATCCAATCGCTTTTGGACACCTACCCAGACGAACTAATTAGCGCATACTTGGATGGCGAATTTGTCAACTTAACATCGGGCAGCGTTTACACGTCATATGACCGCGAAGTAAACCGCAGCCGCGAGACGCTGAAACCCGGCGAACCGATCAAGCTGGGCATGGACTTTAACGTCGGCAACATGGCCGCTTGCGCTTACGTCCTGCGCGAGAATGATTGGCACTGCGTTGACGAAATCAAGGGCGGGCGAGACACCCCGGCAATGATTGACACGATAAAGGACCGCTGGGCTGGACACCACGTTACGATCTATCCCGACGCCAGCGGCGCTAACGCCAGCAGCAAGGGCGCGTCAATCTCTGACATCGGGCTGTTACGCGGCGCAGGTTTTACAATCCGCGCCAAGCCGTCGAACCCCCGCGTTAAGGACCGGATCCTAGCCGTGAACATGGCGTTCCAGAACAAGCGCGTGTTTGTCAACCCCGATACGTGCCCCGAGACTGCCCGTTGCCTTGAGCAGCAGGCATACGACGCTAACGGCGAGCCTGACAAAAAGACGGGCCTCGACCATCAAAATGACGCAGCAGGATATCCGCTGGCGTATGAAATGCCCGTCGTTAAGCCCACCTTTGAATCTCGGAGTTTACGTTTATGACCGCAGTCGCTGCAAGATCAAAAGCTGTCGCACAGATGGTGGAAGCTTCCGCCCGTGGTCGCGCTTTGATGGGCGGGACGCAGGGCATGCGCCGCAAAGGCACAACTTACCTGCCAAAGTTCACGGCTGAATCGCAAGAGACGTATGACGAGCGTTTGGCTATGTCTTGGCTGTTTAACGGCTACAAGAAGGCAATTCGCGACATGACTGGCCGGGTCTTTCGCAGGCCGGTTGAGCTTGCTGATGAAACGCCAGACGACATTGCAGAATGGGCCAAGAACATTGACCTTGCCGGACGGGATTTATCCACGTTTGCGCGCGACGTTTTTCAGGACGGGTTGTCCTCTGGCATTGCTTATATCCTAGTGGACGCACCAGCCCGCCCGGAGCAGGTAACGCGGGCCGCTGTGGCGTCTATGGGCCTGCGCCCGTACCTGTCGCACATTCGCGTTGAGGACGTGCTAGGCTGGCGTACAGAGCTTGTCAGCAACGTCACAGTTCTGGCGCAGCTGCGGCTGATGGAGTCGGTTACTGAGCAAGATCCCAAGGACGAATTCAAAGGCGTCGAAATAGACCAGGTTCGCGTGCTGGACCGGATGGAAGCTGGCGGCGTTATGACCCGGCTTTATCGCAAGCGCGAAGGCGGCGATGGCGAATACGTGCTTTTCGCAGAGCCGACTATGAGCGAGATGAAAGACATCACGCTGGTGCCGTTTTACGCGAACCGCACCGGGTTTTTCACGGGCGAGCCTATGCTCGACGACTTGGCGGATTGCAACATCGCGCATTGGCAGTCTCAATCTGACCAGCGCAACGTGCTGCACTTCGCGCGCGTGCCGATCCTGTTCGGTTCGGGCCGCCAAGACGACGAGCCAATCACGATCAGCGTTGGACAGATGACCACGGCAAATGACCCGGCGGCTGACCTCAAGTGGGTTGAGCACAGCGGCAAAGCGATCGACGCCGGCCGGCAAGATCTTAAAGACCTTGAATTTCAGATGGAAACGCTGGGCCTGCAACTGACTGTTGCCCGCGTGTCGTCTGAAAGCGCCACCGGGGCCGCGCTCGACGCTGAAAAGGAAACTTCGCAGCTAGCTATGACGGCTGATTCCCTGCAAGACGCGCTAGAACAGGCGATGATCTATATGCTGCAATACGCTGGCCGCGATGACGTAACGCCGACCGTGACAGTCAACAAGGAATTCGCAGCCGGCATGATGTCTGCGCAAGAGATGGCGGTTCTGTTGCAGGCTGTGCAGTCTGGCAACATGAGCCGCGAAACGTTCCTGCGCGAGCTTGCACGACGCGGCATGGTTGCCAGCGACCTGAACCCGCAAGACGAGGCTGACCGCATTGCGTCGGCGTCGCCGATGATTGTAGGCAACCCACTTGGATTGGAGGCATAAATGGCATACGGCACAAAGACACCGACAAAGCGTAAACCTAAGCCAAAGAAGTGACCCAATGGCAAGCGTGAACGATGAAATCCTAGACGCTATCACGGGCCGCGCGCTGGACCTGCAACGGCTGACGGCTGGTCAGTTGCGGGACGCAGCGCGGTTTTTGAAGGAACTCGAAGGCGACATCGTGGCGCAGCTTGCCAAGATGGACCCAACGGGCATTGCGGCCCCATCTCGGCAGGCGGCGCGGCTCGAAAAGCTGTTGAGCCAGGTCAAGGAAACCATTCGCGCAGCATATCGCGGCGAAAGCACCCGACTGATCGGTGAACTGCGTGAACTGGCAGACGTTGAAACCACGTTTGCGGGATCGTCAATAAACAAGGCGCTGGGAGTTGACTTTATCACAACGTCAATCACGCGCGGGCAGCTTGCGGCGATTGTTGACGGCGTGCTGATCGAGGGTGCGCCGGTATCGGACTGGCTATCCCGGCAGGCTGGCGACACGCTGCAACGCTTTACGGACGCTATGCGGCTGGGCATTGCCGAGGGGCAGACAAACGCATCCCTGATCCGCGCTGTTCGCGGTGGGACGCAAAACGGATCCCCCGTTCAAGGGTTTATGGAGATATCACGGCGAAATGCCGAAAGCCTGGTTCGATCGGCAACGCAGGCCGTGTCGCAGAAGTCGCGGCAATCGCTTTACGAGGGCAACGAAGACATCATCAAATCGTTGCAGTGGGTCTCAACGATAGATTTACGAACCACAGTGCTATGCGCTGTTCGCGACGGTTTGACATATACGGTTGATACGCACGAACCGATTGGACACGACCTGCCTTGGGGCGGCGGGCCCGGCAATCTGCACTGGGGATGTCGCAGCACGTCGGTCCCGGTGCTCAAGTCGTTCCGCGAGCTAGGGTTTGACATCGACGAAGTGCCGGCATCCACGCGGGCAGGCATGGATGGGCAGGTAGCGGCGGACACGACGTTTGAAGGCTGGTTATCACGGCGCGACGTGGCAGAGCAAAACGACAAGCTGGGCGTGGGACGCGCGCAACTCTGGCGCGATGGCAAGATCAAGTTTCGCGACTTGGTAGACGGCAACGGGCGCGAGTTGACGCTTGCAGAATTGAGGGCAAGGCTATGAGCGCTTAACCGACCCACCTACCCACACTCTAAATAACCCTGCTTCGGCGGGGTTTTCCTACGTTCGCGGGATGCGAACCACAACAGCGGGAAGCTGAGACCATGAAAATCGAAGTATCAGACGCCACCACGTTGCCGGAATGGCTGCAAGGCCACGTAGCAGATGGCCGCCTTGATCTTGGCGCACTGGCCGCACCTGAAGACGTGGCGGGTCTCAAGACGGCTCTGTCTAAGGAGCGCGGCAACGCAGCGGCCTACAGCAAGTACGGCACACCGGCAGATATTGACGCCAAGATTGCGGACTTGACCGAAAAGGCGAAGGGCAGCGGCAAGGGCGCGGATGATGCGCAAGCCAAGCTCGACGCGATGGCCGCTGACTACGAGGGCAAGCTGACCGGCGCAAATGACCGCATTAGCAAGATGATGCAGCGCGGCGCGTCGTCTGACCTAAAAGCGGAACTCGCGAAAGCCGGGTTTATTGCAGAATCCATTGACGACATCGCCAGCAGCGCGATGGGGCGTCTACAGTTTCACGAAGACGGGTCTGCAAAGATCATGACTTCGGACGGAAAGCCCATGATTGGCAGCGGTGCTGATCACGGTGCGACCTTGGCCGACTTGGCTAAGGAACTTGCCGCATCTAAGCCGTACGCGGTTCGGGACGGCGGCAAAGGCGGCGGCGGGAAGCCACCGGCATCGACTGGCGGGACGCCTGACAAGCCAACGGTAACGCGAGCGCAGTTCGACGCAATGTCGCAAAGCGAGCGTGCCAATCACTCAAAATCAGGCGGCGGCATTCAAGGCTGACCCCCACAAAAGGACTAATTGAACATGGCAAACGTTTTTGACAACCTCGCAGCAGACATCTACAAGGCCGCCGACATCGTCGGTCGCGAACTGGTCGGCGTGATTCCATCTATGACCGTAAACGCTGGGACTGAGCGCGTTGCGTTCGGCGGCGTTGTGCGGTCTGCGTTTACGCGGTCTTCGCTCGTAAACGAATCTTACACCCCGTCCATGACCATTCCAGAAGGCGACGACCAGACCATCGACAACAAGACCGCGACCATCGACAAGGTGGCCAACGTCAAGATTCCATACACTGGCGAAGACATCTTGAAGCTCAACAACGGCGCAGGATATGAGACCATCTACGGCGACCAGATCGCGCAGGCAATGCGCGGTATCACTAACAAGATCGAAAACTACGCTGCGCTAACGCTGTATCAAGGCGCATCCCGCGCAGTTGGCACCGCTGGCACGACTCCATTCGGCACCAACTTTGACGTAATTGCCGAGGCGCGCCAGATTCTTGTTGACAACGGCATGCCGCTGGATGGCCAAGCAACCCTGGCGATTAACACCGCCGCTGGCACCAAGCTGCGCAACCTGGCGCAGCTGCAGAAGGTAAACGAGGCGGGCGGTGAAGACTTGCTGCGTCGCGGCGAGTTGCTGAACCTGCAGGGCCTGATGCTGAAGGAAAGCAACGGCATCGTGTCGCACGTCAAAGGCACAGCCACAAATGGTCTAACCAACGGCGCGTTGGCAGTTGGCGATACCACTATTGCGGTTGACACCGTGACCGCAGGCGCGACCGGTTACGAAGCTGGCGATGTTATTACTTTTGCAGCTGACTCTGCAAACAAGTATGTCGTTGCCACTGGCTTCGTCGGCGCGTCTGGAAACTTGACAATTCAAGGCCCCGGCATTCGCGTGGCGATTCCCGACAACAACGCAATCACAGTCGGCAACAGCTACGTCGGCAACTTTGCGTTTCACCGCGCGGCGGCCGAGCTGGTTGTGCGTCCGCCTGCCATGCCACAAGGCGGCGACATGGCTGCAGATCGCCTGACCGTGCAAGACCCGTTCTCTGGTCTGGTCTATGAGATGGCGATGTACAAAGGCTACGGCAA